CTTAGGTTGTTTTTGTGTGTCGATGGCGGGAGTCAATTAGCAGTTGGAATACCAAGTAGTGAAGCCTACTTTGCCTGGGACCTCGCTTTGAAACGAGTTCTTCCTGGAGTGAAGTTGTGGGGTGGAACCAAAGGTCCGAAAGGGAAAACGTCCTATGTAGTTGATTAACCTGTTAATGCCTATCTTACGATTCTTTGGTTATGATGAGTCGCACTGGACCAGCGTGCAAGAATCAATGGGTTGCCCTCCCTATGGGCGATTCTTGCATGGGACGATACTGGCGCTGTTAAGAAAGGCTGAAGTCTAGTAGGCCCTCTGAGTAGCGATTGTTTTCGGATATCGGTTAACGAATGTTGTCAAGTCTTGAAGCGCCGATCTGTGAGATTGGCCCACTCAAAATTGTCGTTCCAGGCAGTTTGATGTGAACAGTAGGCCCATGTGGTACCGAGGTCTCAAGGGGGATCCCTTCACCGGGAGCGATGAAATTATCTGGCCCGCATTCGTTGGCTGGAGAAAGCGCGATTTATACAAACAGTCACACCGGCTGCTAAAGGTTTCGCGTTGGTTTTTGAAAAGAAACCCTTTCATATATTAAAGTCACCCCCTCCTTCTCCGTTTGATTACGATTTTTGGAGAAAACACCATATTCGAATGGTGGTGCATCATTGAAGGAGTCTGATAAACTCCATAAGTCTGGGCGCGAATCCCAGGATTTTGTCTACGTCTCGAAGCTAGTTTACCTTTTTATGTGCGAGGATCGGTGGAGAGCTGGTGAAGCTTCAAGGAGGTGCGTGCGTTAACGGCAAAGCCGAACAGTACGCACTATTCCGACCCCGATTTCCCTACTGGAGTCTATTCCAGGGTTTGAAGGTTTAGCAAGAGATGGTTCCCAGTTGCAGTTACTGCTTTTGTCCTTTGTCACTCATGTCGACTTCTGTAACGAAATCTTCAGGGCGTTCAAACGGAGAACAAAAGGAATCAAAAGAAAAGACGACCGAAATGGTCGCTGGCGCTGCGCAAACGCAGCTAGTCCCGGAGATCCGCTATGTTGGCGGACCCAAGGATCAACCCACCGCCATGGCTGGAATGTCTGGCGTTTGGATGTCTATGGTCGTGCTGTTTTCTGGCCTGCTGCAATCTGCAGTCGGTGATCGAAAACTGCAAAAACTGCGCCTCTTTTGGGTGAAAGACTTCTTGGGTCTTAGCCTTTTCGGACAGTTTATGCGGGCACTTAAAACCTATGCTGGTTACACTATCGAGGACTTGGTCAACGCTTGTTGGACAGCTCCTGAGAATGAAAACGAGCTTGCCGGGGGAGACCCCATGCATTTGGACAAAACTTGCAAGATGTGTACTGTGCTTGGTCAAATCGACAAATCGCTCTCTGAGTGTGAAGACTTCAGCCCTGCTTCTGCTGGGCTTCGGTCCAACCTTATGAGAGGCGCGGTTCGAGAAAGTGCCAAGCGCGGTTGGGAACCTTTTGGACGTGTCACCATAACGATTGAGCCTTTTTACATACACGTGATGTGTGTGTTAAGTCAGTCTGCTTGTGCGATACGGCTTTCAGCGTTGGGTTCGACGGACGGTTCTACGACTGAGCTTCATGGCTTTATCGTTAAGGATACCGATTCTCCGACTGATCCGATTTTCAAAAAGGTTGCCCTTAATTCTCTTGCTAAGCTTTCGCCCTATTCAAATTCCAGAATCAGAGATGTTTTCACTGCCTTCGGGTTTCCTGTGATGAAAGGTTCACATGAAACTCAGTTGGCGCATTTGAAAGTGATACTCTCCGCTCTTTCTGATGAGAAGGTTTTGACCTTCTTGGGCGCGATTTCTGTGTTGCAGACTGTTGCTATTGCGGCTGTTACCTCAGCCGTGAGAAAAAATCTCAATGAGATGACTGCTATGTCTGCTCCCAGTCAGTGGCTTTCTGTTATGGGTTTTCTCCAATCCCTCTTCTGCGCTGGGCTTTCTGCCTGTCGCGCCGGTGAGGCGTTGCTGCGATCTTTTAAGGAAGCTGGCTTTCGCGGACCACAACGTTTGTATTTTCTGTCAAAATGCGCTGCTATGGGAGGTGCTACCATCGTTGCTTCTGAAGGCTTCGAGGTAGCTTTTCTTTGTATCAGTTGTGACGGCACACTATTCTTGGAACGAAATGCCTTAAATGGGTTTTGGGCTAAGGTTTTGCGCCCTTCTTGGACGGGCTTTCCCACTTTTTACGAACAGCTTTCGCAGTGTCGAACTGCTGCTGGTCGAACGGCTTATATCTTCAATGTTGACGGTTGTGTGCTTTATGGTGTTTCGAGTCTTTCACGCTATCGCGTTGGAGGTCGTAACCTTGAGCCGCCGTTTTCATGTCATGATCTCAGTATGACCGGCTCTGCTATAGAGCTTGTCATTGAGAATCCTGTAAAAGCAGCCGCTGATAACTTGGTTTGCCCTATCCTTGTTGAGGACTTTTCGTCCCGTCCTTCCCTTTTGGGGGATGCATGTGGTTACTACTCGACTTTTGACTTTGATGATACCTTGAAGAACAAGACTACCAAAAAACGCAAGAATGTCTATGAGAGTGAAATCGCTGAGCGTACTGCTCACGACGCCATTGCTCTGCTCGCCAGTGTTTCCTTTAATGGGAGCCCTGATGAGGGACACCTACCGCGTGATAACCGTAGTCCTATTGGGGATCCAGTCTTCACAAAGCAATGTTACGGACTGCGTGAAAACCTGTCCAACGGCGTTGTTCACTCGCCCAAGCCCAGCCTTTTGACTTCATGGTCAGATCGTTCTGGTAATTGGTGGCGAAACTCCACTTGGAGTAGGAGATTGCTTTTTTGGTTTCTCTTGGTGTTGTTTTTGGCTTTGGCCGTCGGGATGTGTGCGCTTTTTTGGGGCAAGCGTGTGAAAGCATGCACTGACTCGAATGAGCTCATCCCGTATGATGCATTGCGTCCTGCGATTTTCCCTTTTCTTGGGCCTCAAAGTCGTATGACTGAGAGTCTTCAGGAGTTGCGAAGAGAATTCATGAGCAATGCCACAGAGTGGTTTTATGACGAATTGCGCGTTTTACAAGAGAATGATTTCTACACGAACGGTTCGGATTGGTTGCAAAAACCAGTCACTCACGCTTTCACCTGGCGTAACATCTCTGATTTCTACCTGCTGGCTGTTTGCCGGCAGCGTGCGAATATGTCCTCGACTGTGCTCGCTTCCAAAGTGCATGCGTTTACACGCTGTTTGGAAGTTGAGTCTGCAGCAACTGCTCCTACGAGCTCTTGCCCTTTTGAGGCTTTCAGCGGTGATCTTGTCTTGTGGTTTGTTTCCCGTTTCGCGAAAGATTCACGTCTCTGGTCTTTTTGGGCGTTTCTCGCCTCTTTATCCACCACCCCTTGGCTTGGCACTTTTGTTCTCACGTGCTGTTGGGTCTTATGGACCTGCCTTTTCTTCTTGCTCACAACGGCTTGGATCGTTTTGAAGTTTGGAGGACGTAGGCCGACTGTTCTTACTGGACAGCGAATGGTTGTTGGGGGCTTTCGTGTCGACGGGGGTCGGGCTTACATTGATCTGCCGGCTTCACCGCATGAGCAGGTCTTTGATTTGTCCACATGGCTGGTTAGCAATCGGAAGTTCTTGTCTGAGATAACGAAAGAGGCTGCAATGCCCGACTCTGTCCCTCAGAAATGCTCTGGTTGGCCAGTCTCTTTGGTGGAGATCTCTGGTTTTGATTTTGGAGCTGAAGACACTGTTGCCCGTTTACGGGGCCACGGTTTTCGCGTGCGCAACTGGCTCTGCACTTGTCATCATGTGATTTTTATGGATCAGGAAGGAAACCTGCCATATCTCATGCTGTCTGTTAACGGTGTAGGATCGAAGTCTGTGACTTTTAAGTTGTATTCTCGCGTGGGAACTGGTGACCCTGGGTACTGTTTTGGAAGCATCATTGATATACCAGAGGCCGACTTTTTTGCCGTCTTGTTGCCACAGAGCTATTGGGATTCGCTTGGGACTAAAGATCTCTCGCGAGACGTCGTCGACGTTATCTCAGAGCTGAATGGCAAGACTGGTCTTGTCGAAAAAGTGAGTGTCTACGGCCAAGATCCAGCTAACAAGGACGCCAACTCAAAATTTATGTCTCGTGGTGAGGTTCATCGTGCCGGCCCTTCTTCAGTAATGCAACATCACACAGCGTGGACTCGCACCGGATGGAGCGGTTCCCCTATGTTTCTTGGGGCAGAAAAGAGGTGGGTTGGTATGCATGTTCAAGCCTCCAATCAAGGCCATAATGAGTTCATACCTTCTACTTTGATTGACGCTCTGCTCTCGGAGATGCCCATTGTGGCCTTTGGGGCGGAGGTGTCTTTCTTGACACAAAAACGGCTTACAACTCTTGAGAGTAATGGCGGAGCGGCAGTTCTGATAGACGCAGCTCCCGCCAGAGTGCAGTTGGTGAACGGCAGAAAGCTTGTTTATAAACCTACTTCTGCGAAGAAGTGGACTGAAGTGGTCAGAGAGTGTTGTGTTTCAGTACCAACTCCCTGCCCACTTTTTAACGAGCGTCCTACTGTTTGCGACCACACTTTCAATCAAGTGTTTTCCGCTGCCACCTTTCAACCATGCAAATTGTGCAAGTACGTTCCACTCGAGTCGCTTTCCCCTTCTGCAAAGGAGGTTGTATCGGCTTGGGTGCAGACAATGCTGGACGGTCTTGATGAGACTGACCGCTTGTCCCTTGAATCAAACACAGCCGAGGGAGCGAAGGCCCGCTCCTTCTCGATGACAATGGGCACACCGAACGAAACGAAAGTGATCAGATTTGCACCCATCACGAGTGCGAACCTTTGCTCTACTACGCAGGAAGGATTAGACCCCAGCGAAAGCGCGCCCCCATGCGCGTTGCCCCTGATGTCCGCCTTGCCAAGCTTGGAAGAATCGAAGGCCTCGAAAAGGATTATGGTCCACCCCGTACCGACAGTGAAGCCGAGCATATCTCCATCAGGAACCAGTTCAGCGGTATTCCCGCGCACTGTATCGAAGGAGGTGCTCGCACCGATTGCAGAATCGAAACCAACGCTCACCGCGCCACGTGTTTTAAATGTCGCCGTGTCAACAGCGACCACGCCAGAAGCGGTTACGACCGATGGTGGAGAGGAGAAGAAGAGAAAACGAAAAGCGAACAAAGCGCTGAAAGCAGCTGCGAAAGCGGCTGCCAAAGCAGCAGTGAAAGAGAGCCAACCGAAATTTGTCAGCAGGAAAGCCGAAACGCTGCCTATGCCGACTCAAAAGTTCACCTCCAGGGTGGCGGTAGTACCGCCCCCGCAAGAGGAGAAGAAGGAGGCTTTTGTAACTCGCGCACAATTCCAGAAAGATTGCTACATCTGCAAAGGCAAGTGCGGAAACCCCAACGATCTTGGGAAGCACGATTGCACAGTTTGCGGCGACAGTCTGGGTTGGAAGGATTCTCACAAACAGCAGATGTTGATACTGCTGGGACAGTCGCAGGGGATGTGGCTAGATCAAGAGCTACCTATGTGTGTGCGCAAGAAGCGCCAACAGATGGGCAACTCCGCGAGTGCCTCGACGTACTCGAAAGGCTCTATGCCCCCGCCCGCCGTCCCAGTCGTTTCTGGACCGCCCTCAATCAATGGGGCGCTTCCGGAGACACCTGCGAGCTAGTTTGGGCGCTACGCGCCCATATTGAGGAGGTTCTTCTATCGTTGGTTGTTGAAGCGAACCCAGGCATACCCTATTCGCATCACTTCCCGACAATAGGAGACTTCCTCAAAGAGAATCGAGAGCACCTCGTCAATGAGGTTATCTCTTCTCTTCTTGAATTGATCTGGTCCAAGCATAGTGCCACAGCGATGTGGGACACGTGCCGGACCGGATTCGACCCTCATCAGTTGTCTGAATATTTACAGTTCCCTGTGCGGCTGTTCATTAAAAATGAGCTGCATAAGGCAAAGAAATTGGATGCGCAACACTACCGACTCATATGGATTGTCGGGGTGGTGGGCCGCGTGGTTGACGGAGTGCTTTTTGGTCATGTAACCTCTGGACTCATTGAAGAATGGAAGGATGTCCCATCGAAAGTGGGTTTCTCTTTCAATTATGGTGGGTTCGGTGAGGTGGTGCGACCTTTCTTACATGCACTTGCCGTCTATTGCGGTGACAAGAAGTCGTGGGACCTGACAATGCGTTGGTGGGAGCTGCGCTTGATGACATACCTATTTGTTCGTTTGACTCTTGGAGTCCATGGACCGATGGCAGATGTGTTTGAAAATGTGCTCCTCCTTCGGGTTCTACTTGTATCTGTTTCGCCGACGTGCTTTTCTGACGGCACGTTGCTTGAGCAGACGTTCCCAGCTTTAATGCGTTCTGGATGGTTTTTGACCATCGCGTTTAACTCTGGTGCGCAGTGCGCTTTAAGAGTGCTGTATTCTATCCTGTATCTGGGTGGTTGGAACTGGCAGAGGGACGTTTGTGCTTCTGTCGGAGATGATACGCTTGATTTGTTTCCTGGCGCTTCTGAAAAGGAGCGCCTCGAGCATTCTCGTCGCTATGATGCGATGGTCATCAAGTACGGCCACATCATGAAGGAGGGAGATTGGCATAAGCCTAAGGAGGCTGAATTCTGTGGGCATCGTTTTCGTGAACTTAGTCTCGGCCGCATTGTGGCGGTCCCGAACAATTGGAGGAAACAAGCTGCAACGCTGTTTTTCTCTGACGCTAAGTCTAAGTTAACCCTCCCGGAAGCTCTGGTGTCACTATGCATCGAATACGCGTTTAGCGAGGAGAGATTGTTCGACGGGCAGTTGGTTTTCGACTACCTGTTTGAACTTCATCTTTTGCTGGTTGAGCCCTGCCTGCAACGCTCTGTTTATTGGTTTCGGTCGAAGCACTTTCCTCTTTCGGAGGCAGCGCTTCTGGTTTCCTTAGACAAAAAGGTTTCACCTTGGCTGGAATGTCGGGCGAACAGGTGTCTTTTGGACATCTAAAACAAAAACACAGTAGTCGAGGTTTTGAGAGCCAGAGTACGCCCTTTCCTGGGCGTCACGCTGCTCTTATTCCGAATCCTACTTTGACTCAATTTTGGGGTCGTTGGAGTGATCAGGTTCACGGAAAGAATCTTTTTCAACGAGCTGTTGAGACGATCGTTGGGATGCCTGTTTATGGGCAGCCCTCCCTTCGCAAGCTCTTGATTTCGAATGGTATTGACCCTCGTTGGGCCGATCACTATCTTTCCGGTGACACTGTTGAAGCAAACCACAATGGCATTAAGAATTGGTTGCGTCGGATTGAACAACCGAGCAATGAGGCGCGAAGCGTCCATTACGACATGAGCTTTCGCTTGTCTCGTGATTCCATTCTCAGTGCAGATGATGGTTCTGTGGAAACTCCTGACCCCCATCTCTTTTTTGGTATTGAGGGAGGTGAGCGTGAAGCACGTTTCGTTGGTTGGATGCCTCGTACAAGAACGCATGCGGATAACGTCTTTGGATTGCGAGAGCTATTCAATGATGTGACTCCCAACTTGTTCGATGGTTCTTCCACCTTGGATGCGTACTTCGCTCTTGAGCCCACACAGCTTGGTGATTACAATCTCAGTGAGAGGCGTGCAAACTCGCGTAGTTTGCCTATCTCTTGGGAGCGTAGCATTGATGCTTTTCGGGCTGACAGAGGCCTTCCCACTACAGGCGTTTACACTGTTACTCGTGC